CTTATTAACGGTGACGATGGATTGTTTCGGGCCCCCCGTTTCGTTGGTGATATCCTTGATCAGGTGAGCTCTGCCGCGGGCTTACGCCCGTCAATCGGCAAGAGCTACCATCACCCTGTTTGTGCAAATATTAACTCAACTGACTACTTCTTCCGCAACGGCAGCGCGATTTGTGTCCCGTACTTGAACACCGGCTTGTTGTTTGGCCAGTCTAAAGTACTAGATACTCTCAACTGTGACATGCGTTCGGAAGGTGGTTGCCGTTCTCTCTGCTCCACTGCTAATGAACTTCTTCGTGGTTGTTACTACTATAAGAAGGAAAAGAGCCTTTGGCTTGATTTCTTCGAGTTGAACCGCGAAGAACTGGTTAAGGAAGCGGGACTTCGCAATTTCTTCGTTTCGGAGACTCTCGGCGGGATGGGCATTAAGTTGCCATATAAGTTCCGCTGGAAGCTTTCGTTCGGACAGCGAATCCTTGCTCTTCGAAAACTAGAGCAGTTGGGTGTGGGATGTTCTGGCTCTGTCGCCTGGCGCCCCAAGGGCCGAGGCGTTGAATTCCCAGGGATACCGGTGGGTCGACCGACTCGACGTCACTTTATGACAGGTGATCTTCACTCTGCCTTTCAAGTTGACGATTGGAACGACGGCGATGAGCCGCTGGTAGCGCCTGAGGATAAAGACAGGACAAAGTATTTTAAGCTCCGGAGGACTGAACAGGATGCGTCTGAGTACAAATACTCGTGTAGACGCCTCCCGAAGTGGGTGCTCGCCGCAGGCGTAGAAGTCTCACGTGTCTAGTTTCGGGGCAAACGACCTGGAATGTCGTTAAACTTAACCGAGCCGGTTCACCGGTGGATGCGGATTGACCTCCGCGGGTTAGTAAAACTTGGGCTCCGTGTCGGCCCACGCCCAGACAAGAATCTGCGAGTAAACTCAAAAGACACATCTAGCTATGTCGAACCCACTGGTCTGTTTCGTCGGTATCGCTGGGCGTCGGGTCGTCGGAACGTCCTGAACCTTGGTCAGGTCCCGCCCACCACCCTGTCGAAAGTGTGTGTGTCCAGTAGAGAGAAAGACTACTCCGGACGTAGCCGGCGCCTGATCAGCGTCGGAGTGAAGAGGTAATGGGGGTCTCGTGTGTTAAATGGTCCAAAATCGTTTCCGATTGATCTCGGTAAATTTCGATGCTAAATGCGCCGCAAGGCCTAAATGCCAAGAGACTGCACGGATCAGCTTTGAGTCACACGGGATGAACAGTCCCTGCCTTTGACAGGCCCCCCCCACTTCAAAATTGAAATGAATGTTTCAAATAAAACAAAACCAGCCCGCAAAGAGGCTAAGCAAAT